CCAAGACGAGTCCATGGCGGACATGTCAATGGACAGGATCCTGAGTCCGAGACGCCTGGCCCTGTTAGCGAACGAAGAGAAGCGTGCGGCGATCCCGTCCTGCGTCATGCCCTTAATGACAAGATGCGGTAGGAACTGCTTAAACAGCTGCTCAACGCTGCACAGCGCTGCTGCGTCTTTCGCGCATGACAACATCCCCATCGACCCCACAAGCCTTGGCAGCTTGTTCAACGGCAAAGCAAGCTCAGCGAGCTTGCAAAAACCACTGAGGAAAGGTCGCATGGTTGCCCCGGCAACTTCGACGAGACGCTGATGATACGTATCGCGCATGTTGCCCCACTTCTTTGGTAGACCCCACTCGAGGATCGCGGTGGAGTTCTGCTCGGCGATCTTCTTGACAATATCTCTGATAATCAACGTTGCGTGGTTCAGCCGTTCTTCAGAGGCTGCGGACAGCTGCTGAGGCAAATACTCATCACGCATCGTCGATTTCAGTTGCCTGAGATGCCTTGAGACTCCTGCGATCTCGTCGTCGACGTTGCCCTCGAAACCTTCGGTGATGTCGAAGAGTTCTGGGCCGGTGACTACTCCGCTGTAGTACTCCTTGATCGTGTCCTGCCCTGGCATGACTCGGTCTTGGCCTCGCTGCACGTCGTCGAACAGCTTGGCCCATGTTTTCTTCACGACCTGGACGCTCTTCCGCCAAAGGTTTGGCGGCGCTGTGTTGTTCCTGGTCTTCAGAAGGCGCTTTTCGACACCCAGGTCGCCTAGAGACTCGCGTGTGTTCTCTGGTACCGGTTCGGTGTCTGGCTCTCCTTCCGTGGTCTGTATGATGTTCACCCGGTTATATGCCCAACCGGCTGCCACCAACAGACAAACGACAAGATACTTGTCGCGGACTTCGACTGGCATGTTCTTGTGCGCCTCACGTACATGGTTCTCCACATGTGTGAGGATAGGCGTTGCCGCCACCTTATCGCCTGTCGTCTCTTGCTTTGCTCGTGTCTTTTGGCACCGTGCGATCGAGAACACCTGGGACTCGATCCTCAACCGCACGGTCCAAATTGTCTGACGACGAGTCAGTCGCTCAGCGACGAAATAACAAACGATGAAGATGACCACCGACTGCCAGAACAGCTGCTGTCCTAACATCGGCGCCAACTCCCAGCACTTGACCGCAAACCATTTCACTGCGCGCCACCACATCGGTTGCGGTGTAGCAGGGCAGATCCACTTATGGCGGTAGAACATGCACAATTCATCCCTGGTTGCTCTGTAGTGCTCTGTGATCATCGCATGCCACGTCTTGAAGCGGGTCAGGTCTCTTGCGAGCGCCGAGACAGTCTCCATGATGTAATCGTCAAAGTTCTGGTAGGCATGGTCCAATTTCTGGAGCAACTGCCAAAACGCCAACATCCACATCAAGACGACTGATCCGACGAACGTGATTCCTGTCACGACACCCCAGAGGCAGATCGGCAACGCATGCCAGATAGCTTCAGAGAAAGTCGCGAACGGCCTCGGTTCGTAGCAATGCAAGTAGTACGCGCGCGCCAACATGAACGAGATCATGATTAGAAGCGGGCGACGTACCGTATCATAGAGGCTAGCACGCCAGGTATGAAAAGTACGACGTTTCAAGTCTGGAAACAGAGACTTCACATTGTTATCTGACAATGTCAGATCAACTTCCGTGATCCCCGTCTTCACAGCCTTCTTGGGGAGCTCGTACGACTTGCCAGAGCCAATGGCCCCGACTTCGTGCACGAGTTCGTCGAAGTCGCGTGTTGCCTTCCTCACCGCGATCGTCGCGGGTAGAGTGAAGGATGGTGCTTGACGAGTGGTCAAGCGTGGCACAACGTGGTTGCGCGCGGCACTCTCATTGCTCATAGCCATGTGTGCAGATGTACACGAGCGGAGAGTGCAGCGCAGGGTCTTGGTTTTATCCGGTCCCAG